CAGTAAATGTGTTAAGAGCAGTCGCTTGAGCACTTGTAAGTGTAGTTGTAGATAAGTTACCAGCATAATCCTGTGGAATTACAGCACCAGCACCAGCGTAAACTACAGCAGACTCAGACTCAATGAATCTAACATCGTGCATTGCACCTACTTCACCTTCAGCCAAGTTAGCAACACCAGCATATTTATATGCAGGAACATATGCAAACTCTTCAGAGTTACCAGAACCTCTTGTTTGAGACTCAAGATCAAATTTAACTTCAGGTCCAATGATAGCATAGAACGCTTTGTTGATTGTTTTAGTATCAATTTTAGTTGATCCAACAACAATTGAAGTATTCTTTTCAGCTCTGTTTCTAACAAGTCTTTTTGCAGCTTTTCTGATCAAGTCGTAGTTAACTTGTGATTCAGCATCTTCTGAACCATCAGCAGCAGTTGTATCAGTACCTACAGTAATAAGTGAAGAAGCTGTACCAGCATACATTACGTTAGTAGTACCAAGCATATCCAATTGGATAAGATCTTCAGTTCTTCTATTAGCAAGTCTACCAAGCTCTTCTCTATAACGAGTTTGAATTACATCTTCTGAGAACATAACTGCTTCATCAGTATAATCAATCATTTCACCATATCTAGCAAATGAAGTTTCCATAGTAATTTTTTTGATAGTTCTTTGGTTAGTTGCACCAGCACCTTCACCAAGTTGAGCATCAGAAAGACCACTAGATACATCAGTAATACTTCTTGAGCTTAGGTAACCTTTAGTTGCAAAATCACCATCAGTCAACTCTCTGTCATAAATGTGTAAGAACTTAGAAATTTTAAAAGTTTTACCCATGTTAAGTGGCATAGATTTTCTATCTGCCCACTGACCGTATATGTTCATTTCGTTTGCAGCTTTTACACCCGCTTTGTCGTAGTAATGTACAACGGTATTTGCACCAGCCGTAGCCGTAGTTGTACCATTTCCATAAATGTTATTGATTGCCATAATTTATTCCTTTAAAAATCAAACTTTGGACATTACTTCTTTATACCATGCATCATATGATTCATCGTCATCATTCAAGTAATCTATAACTCCTTTTTTTGAAGAACCAGTCTTCGAAGGAGCAGCAGCTTTCCGTCTAGGAGCCATATCTTTAATGGAATTTTGTCTAGCTTGTTGCTGAGCTACTTGTGTAGCTTGACCTTGAGCATTCTGTGCTTGATTAGCATAAAACTGCTGACCAGCATCTAAGTAATATTCAATATCAGACCGTCTTCCACCATCTAATGCTTTTAGCTTTAGAGCGATAGGAGCTACCTTGTCATATACACCACTCTTAATATCAGTATGTAAACCTGAGATCATTGATGGATTTTCTGCCATCATTTGCCGTGAAGCTGTATCCCATTGTCTATCTACAACTGTTTCAGTAATGCTGTATTCTGGATCACTAGATATTTGGTTTACAATATCTCTAATCTCTTGTGCGGTATTTGACATACCATAATCATTCGGTACATAAGTTGTATCTGATTGTACTAAGTCGAAGGTATCTACCCCTGCTCGCTTAATTAGTTCTGATACGGCTTCTTTATTTCCCGATAAAGCATCGATCATTAAGTTAACTTCATTCTGTCCGTACCCTTTTTCGGATAAAGCAGAAATAGTTTTTCTCCAAGGAGAAATCTCTTGCATTTTTTTTGTGTAATCCATAGCTTTCGGAGCAAGTTGTTTTAACTCGTCAATGCTAAAATTAAACTCCATGCCATTAGCTTTAATCTGATACGTCTGCTCTTGTACTTCTGTTTCATCAGTTTCTGAGTTGTCTTCAGTTGACTCTTCTAAAGGCTCTTCTTCTTCAATTTCTTCAGTACCATCTACATCATCAATAACGGAATCCTCTGGTGAGTCATCTTCTACCTCTGGTTGTTCCAAATCGTCTGTAGTTTCTTCTATTTCTTCAGTATCAGTTTCACTACGAAGAAGTGTAAAATCTACATCATCTTCATCGTTCCACACTTTAGCCATTTCAGGATCTATTACAAAATCCTCTTCATTTTGGATAGTAGACATTACCTACTCCTTGTTACACAGCATCTGCTGTATCAACATCGATAAGGTCTTGTCTAGCACCACCACCAAGCTGTTTAATCATAAAGAAGAAGTATTGTAGATTACTTGACGCTACAAGGTCTTCCATAATATCTGGTCTTTCACCACGCTTTTTAACATCAGGGTGAGATAGTAAGCTTACACTATCAAGAACTTTTTCTTTAAGATAACCATCAAGGATAATCTTTTTAAAATCTGGGTTTTTCTCTAAACGCTCTAATGCACTTAGTTGTTCTGCCCAATAAGCAGCCTCTACGGTTTCGAGTTCTACGTTTTCAGTTGGTTCCATATAGGTTCTCCAATTATTGATTTTTATAGACAGTTTTGATCAGCTTACCTTTCTGGCTGAGAATAACTACTGTAATGATAGCATAAAAACTTTATTTATTCCACCCTCTAGCGTTTTTAGCAAAAGTAGCTCTTTTACGAGTAGTAGGGTTTTTGCTTACTTTACCTTTTGCAATACACTTTTTGGTAACACCTTCAAAGCCTTGTGACTTACAGTAATCAGTAAACTTACCTTTATTTTTCTTCTTTATCTTGATTGGACTTTTTTTACTACCAGCTAAACTACCAGCGTAGTTATGAGTAACTGTATTGTTACTACCATCTCCGTATGTATTCATTGGTCCTGATGCTGCTAATCCTTCGTTCATTACCATTTCATCCTACTCTAAAATTTTTCCATTAGGCAGTATTATACGATCTATACCATTACCCTTTTCATGTTGAAAGTAATTCCATAATCCATCTGCGTAATTACTATCTCGTTCAAACTGGTACTGAGATGGTGTATAATCCCATTTTCCGTCTTTATTATTCCATTTTCCACCCTCAGCTGCTTTAAGTCCTTTTATAGCATAAGGACTTTCCTCACTAAATGTAGGATGTCCAGGAAGTTTACCTCCAGGCAAACCTGTTATAGAATCTATTCCTTGTGGGTTATCTAAACTATGTTGACTACTTCCAGTTTTCAGCCATTCTGCTTTTTGTTTTGCAGAATCGTCTGTGTGTAGATAATTCCCGTATATAGCATCCCTCATCTTAACTTGCTCAGGAGTATACTTGTCATTTTTAGCTCTAGCTTTTATAAGTGTTGCAACGTCTGCAAGAGTCTCAGGAGTATACTTATCTTTATTTTCAGCTGCTTGAATAAGCTTTACACCGTCTGAAAGAGTAAACATACCAGCTAATCCTTCGTTCATTACCACTTTACCTTATCTGCCCAGTATGCTGCTGATGCAAGACCTTTATCTATATTCTTTTTATGTCTAGCTTTAAACGCTTCTCTACGTTTACGATATGCTTCAGACTCGCCTTCTTTTTTAGGAGAACCACTTACACCTTGTTGCCCAAAACGAATAATCTTTTCTTTACCATCATAACAAGCTTTAACTACATGGCTTTTAGTTTTATGGCTTGGTGTCTTTTTAGGTTTATTACAAGCTAGTGTTGCAGCTAATCCTGTCATGGTACTAATCCTAATGCTTTTGCTTTTTGGTATTCAGCAGCTTTTTCTGCCATAACTTTGTACAAAGAACCTTGAGCTGCTAAACTATTTTCATTAGCATTAGCTTGTTGCATAACATTTCTTAACGCATAGTTTTGTGCTCTGATCTTATCAGCTTCTGACATACCACCAGTAGGATTTGGTGTAAAAGTTTTTGAATTAAGCTCAACTGGATCACCATATGCATTACCTGTTTGGTCGTAACGAGACTGTGCTAATCCTGCTTCCATTCTTTGTTTATTAAACTCATTAATTCTGTTGTAGTAATCTCTCAGAGCTTGTGGGGTTGTTTGATTATTGTCCATTGGTATTCCTTATTTCATAAAGTTTAAGTGTTCTTGTTGCATACCTTTAAACGCTTCTTTGTTTAAATCCGCTTGGTACTTTTTATCCATCTTATCCAACTCTCTCATATGAGATGTACCGTCTTGTCTATCTAGGAAATCAAGATCAGCATTATCTGCTTTAGAGTGAGTCTCTCTTGCCTTAGCTTCATCGAGTGTAGCTTTTGCTGATTTTACTCTCATATCTACTTGGTTCTCTGCAGCTCTTGATTGTCTTTCAGCAATTTCTGCTTCAAGTTTTTGAATCTGTAGTTCAGCAATACGTTGTTGCATTGGGTCTGGTTGTGGTTGGTACTCATTAACCATTTTAGCTACGTCAGGTAGTTTATGAAGTCTCATAATTTCAGACATAATAATTTTACGAATACCAGGATCTTCGGATGGTCCAAGTGTTTGTAAAAGGAATGCAAGCTCTTGTGCTTTAGCGGCGTTATCTTCAGATGTAGATACTTGAATATCTATATCAATAACACCTGTTAAGTCATCACGTTTAACAGATACAAACTCATCGTTAGTAATTCTAAATACTTGTTCGTCATCAAGGAACTCCGCATTGTATGCCATCCATTTGCGAAGAAGTGGTTTAATAAGGTTTTCAGAAATGTTTCTAACGATATCTAATCTACGTGCTGCAGTAGCATCTAACGCTCCTCTAGCACCAGTAGCTGTACCACCTAAAGCATTACCAGAAATACCACCACTGAATGATTTAACCCCTGAATTTGATTCTGCTTCATTTGACATAAGTGTAAACATATTAAATGCTGCAGATGGAATTTCGTTAAAGTTACCTTGCCATATATCTGAAGCTGTTGTGTTATACTCAAAGTTCTGACCTGCTAAAAAACGTTTACGGTTTAATGGATCAAAAGTACCTTTTTTCGTACCTATTTGTCCGTTTGTAGATTGAGCCATATTATCTACAATTCCTCTAAGAATAGCAGTCTTTACTTTTTGAGTATCTGACAATAACTCCGATGGGGATTCACCTTGCATTTGAAACGGTACAGAAATGTATGGAGCTACGACAAATGGTAGTTTACCGTCTGGGTAGGGATTCTTTTCAAGTCTAATTATAACATCACTAGTCCAAGCACAAACAATAGGTTCAACAATGCCATCACCATCAACATCGTAGTATCCCCAATACTCGTGGACAATGATCTTTTTACGAGGATCATCCTGGAACCTAAAATACGTTGGATCTTCTGGAACATATCCATCAGGGCTGTTAACTGCTTCATTTAAACCTACCATTACTTTATCTAAATTTTTATATCTACCATCTGCTTTAAGCATACTAAGACTTGACTCATACCTATGAATAACAAACTGACATTCATCCATATTATCCTTACAAGTAGGATCCATATAAATGTCTTCATTTCTACAAACTCTAGCTGTAGGATGGTTTTTAATAATAGTAGTTTGCTCTTGTAGCTCAGTACCTACAACAATAGGCATACCTGTAAATGGATCTGTTTGAAATATAGGAACTTCTACTTCTTCTGTTTTATCTTCATATTCCCAACCAGTTTGAACTACTACAGTACCTTCTCTATCCAATACTTTAAGGGCTTTAGTCATAAACTGATATCTATCAAACTGTCTACAGAATTGTGTATTTAAAACTAGTTCGTTTTGTTCAGCAGCTTTTCTATCTTCAGCTGTTACAGGATTACATTTAATAATATCAGCAGTACTTACAAAAGGATCTTTAATAGCTGGATGTTGCCATTCACTTTGCTTACGAATATCTCTACTAACAATCTTAGACTTACCGTCTTGTTCATTGCCGTATAATTCACCATCGTATTCGTTTTGCCACTGAATTCTTTTAGCATCTAAATCACGTTTTTTGATCTCTGCAAATTTAAGATCTCGTTTAAGATTCTCTAAAAGTTGTGACGTAGTAATTTTCATTTTCATGTACAATCCTGCAAACTTTTGTTATATTATAGCATTAATATCCTAACATTGTAGGATTAACTATATTAATACCTACGGTACCGTTATCTTTATGATACGTTGTACACCTCATATCCCTATTAGACCTATAACCTTGACCAGCATGCCATGAATCTTTTGGAGTCAATGTTCTGTATGTAACTACCGTACAGCCTGAATACTCTTTTTGGCTAAGATGGTGTACATGTCCTGTTCTCCAAATCCTGTTGGTAGTTTCAGCCCACATCTGTGGTACATCAGTAGCCATAAGTAAAGGCAGGTTGTCAGCTTTAGTAGTATGACCATGGGTATCAGCTAAAAGGTTTACACCAAACTGGTAGTAGTTATGTAAAGCTGGACTATCTAGTACTTCAAGTCTAGGTTCATTAGAGTATCGTAGCTTAACTGCAATATTAATAAATACTGCACTATGTTCATTATGGTTACCTATAACTGAACGATATATAACTTTTTTATGTTTTTGTAGTGCTAGGTCTATTAAATAGCAAATTGATTCAATACCCGCTTCTAGTACTCTAGCCCATCTTGTATCTACATCAAGTTTATTTTTAGAAGCTCTGGTTTCGTTATCAGCACTATCAGTATGGAAGAAATCACCTACATCAAGGATGAATGCAGTTTCTGCTGGAGGAGCTGTTTCTACTAAGTGATTCATACCTTTCTTTAGTATACCTACACCATTAGCTAAATCCCAATCATCGCCTGCTTCTTTAGCCCAAGCATATAAACCAATATGAGCATCACCGATAGTATAGTCACAAAGTAATTTAGATCTACAGGTAGCTGGTACGGGAGTAAGTGTAGCTTTTGTAAGGGATGCTGCTACTCCTTCCCATGCTTCTTTCATAGCTTGAAATTTATCTTCTTGTTCACGGTTAGCAATAACCCAACCTGAAACATTACCTTCTTTATCTATATGCTTAGATATCCGATCTATAGAAAATCCAGCAGGAGTTTCTTCTTTATGCAAAGCAATTTGTGCAGGACGAGACTTAGCAGCTTTTTTACGTACCCTACTTACAATACCTAGAACAGCTGTATGATCACAATAGTCTAGCGTCCTCGCAGTTTCACTAAAATTACCTTTATGTTTTATTAGTTCTTTTATAATTTTGTGTTGATGAGGGTTGGAGTACGCAAGTAGTTCGGTAAGTTCATTAATAAATTTTTTACTTTTATTAGCCATATATTTCCTTTCTATAGACTTAGTAAAGAACCCACAAAACGTAGGTTCTCTATAAACCTACTTCTTCTTTGGTTTTTTAGATTTGCAAGCCATACTAACCTCCTATGATAAATAACGTACTTTATAAATAGTGCGTAAATACAAACCTTCAATCTCATCCATAATGTTTTTAAGAGCACCTATCTCACAGTCTTTAGCTGCAGATTTAAGTTGTTTTAAATGGTATTCAAGCATCTCTGCTGGTTTTTCTATATTAGCTTTATTATCGTAAATAGTAATGTCAAGAATACCAAATGCTCCTTGGGACACTTCAATAAACTCGTCTGCCAATTCGATTAACTCGTCATAAAAACTATTTAATGCCATATGTTTAGAGTAGCTAGGAGTTTTTAAGTGAGCAAGATGACCTGCGTCTCTACTCATAAAAAGTAAACCAGCTACTTGTTCTACTTTTGTTTTTTCATTTTTCATGGTTTTCCTTTGTTGTTATAATAAATTATTTGTTATTATAACTAAAAATTCTGCATAACCTTTATACAGATTGTAAGGCTCTTACATCGTACTTGTCTTTCCATCCTGTTAACTGCCAATGAGGCATATCCCAACCCCACTTATCAAAACCATTTTCTAATGGTATCTGATACGCTTTACAGACTTCAGTAACCGCCTTATGAATTTCACCATAGTACTTTTCCTCCCAGCTAGGTTTACCATCTACAATCGCAACCAAGTCTACTGCTAGACCATACAAGTGATAACTATCTAGTGTTTTACTAGCACCTTCATCAAACAGATGCTGCTGCCTGGCTGTAGTACGTACACCTTCAAATACTGTAAAGTCTTGCTTAGTTCTTTCTATTGCTTTGTATACTGCAAACGCTATCAAAGGATGAACACCAACTAAATTTTTCATAGATTGTTTTCCAAGTTTGTACACTTTATTCCTTTTTTGTTTTATAGATAATCTGAATACTTCATATTTTACCTATTGTATAATATATTTTATCTTATTTATGCTATTGTATAATTATGGCTAAAATAGTAAACATAAGTATCTAAAATTATATTTATGTATAGTATATTAGTCATTACCATAATTATACTATATTGTAATTAAGTACCATAATCCGCAATAACTACTAATATATTGGAGTTATTTATGCTATGTTGTAAGTATACCTAAAACGTTAAATAGCGGTAATTAAGGTATATTTTGTGGTTTAATTATCATTATAGTAGTAATTAAACATCCGCAAAAAGATCAGCATTTTACAATTTCGTAATTAGTATTATGTAATTTCGTAACGGATACAGCTTGTATAGAGAACTCAATCTCTTTCTTCGTACTGTATCTGATAGGATTTCCACCTACACGCCCACCCAGGATAAATAGCTATCTGGCAGGTCTCAGTCTTCTATTCTATAATTCAACTGAGTGGTTTACATATTTCCAAGTATACCCTCCAACTTTTTTTAGTTGTCCTTTACAGGCTTTATGTATACTTTCTTTTGCTATACCTAACTCTTCTTGAGCTTGACTAGCGTGTATAAATTCTTTACCAAGTTCTATACATCTAACTGATTTAGACCGTTTTCTTGCTCCTATTTTTAAATTCTCTATATGTTTTTCAGTAAATTTACGTCCTAACATTTTTACTCTCATATTTTCTTTATACTCAGAATTATATGTTTTTTCTTTTATAACTGGATCTATGTATTTATTTTTTAGAGATTTTGATATGTTTTCTTTAGTATACTCTGTTTGTACATAACCAGTTGAACCCTCGCCACCATCTGTTAAATTACATAATTTAATACCTAACTTATTAAATATAACTATTAAAGTTACTTCAAGATCAAATGCTTCTTGTTCTGAAAGATTCTCTTCATAAATACCAACAATAGGT